ATGAACATTTTTGTTACTGATCCTGATCCAGTAAAATCTGCACAGGTATTACCTGACAAACATATTGTCAAGATGCCACTAGAAACATGTCAAATGCTTGCTATTGTAGCATCATCTGAGTGGGGTTATAATTTTGGCAGTTTACCAAAAATTGATGGTACACCATACAAAACAAGTAAGGGTGCATTTCGTAAACATCCTTGCACTATTTGGGCACAAACAAACTGGACATGGTTGATAGAACATGGTCTTGCTTTGTGTGCTGAGTATACACATAGATATAACAAAGTACATAGTTGCCAATCTACTATGGAACATGCTGTTGAAATATTTCCACCACAAGATGGTAATCCTTCATCATTTGCTTTTGCAGGCCCTGATCAATTTAAGTATGATACAAGTATTGATATATTCACTGCATACAAACGTTACATTTCATCTAAACCTTGGGCAGCATCTAATTATTTGCGTGACCCATCTCGCAAACCTAGTTGGATATGACTAATTTAATTGAAAAAAACGATTCCAGATATTTTTCGCAAACAAGTAATGCACCATATGATCGTCACGATTATAAGATAATTTGCGGAAATAAATCTGCTGTGGTAGAATCATGGGATGAGGTTCAAGAGTATTGGTGGAACAATTGTCGTTCACCTTTCTTTAAAGGAACTGTCATCGAAGTGATTGACAAACCAAAGAAAAAATCTAAAGGTTTTAAATAATGAATGAAAAAATGATCAAAGCAATCCCAAACTGGGAGAGTGAATACCTACGCATGAATAAAAATCTCACCGATAGAGAGAAAGAACTTCTCAAGGGAGATGCCATCAAAACACATGAAGGCATGGTTTTTGGTAGAATGTATGCAGATTGGAAAAAACAAAAAGGTTTTGCTTAATTATGAAACATGTATTATTTGATTTGAAAGATTGTTTGATGAATTCTCCATTAAATGATGAGGAATACATCAGAGAAACTTTGATAGAAGCAGCAAAAATTGGTAAGTTAGAAGTACTAAAGATTGATACTCATAAGTTTGAACCTTATGGTGTTACTGGTTACGCATTACTTGCAGAGAGTCACATAAGTGTACACACATGGCCTGAAGATAATGTTGCTAGATGTGATTTATTTTCATGCAATCCAAACACTGATCATAAATCTGTGATACAATATATGCAGACCCGTTTTCACTCAATGGAAGTTAAAAAATGGGGATGTGATAGATCTAATTGGTTATGAAAGAATTTGATTATGGACTCGATTACAAGACCATTGATTTTACAGTTGAGGAAAATCGCAAACTTTATCGCATTGGAAGGGGCGAACAAGGAGTGTTATTGGTACGGCCTTACACTAACGATATATGCTCTCATTGGAGATTTGTGAATGAGTCTGTTGCTCGCAAATCTGCTGATAAAATCTATTCCATGTTCTGTGACTATAAAGACAAACAAGACTTCATTGGAATGGACATGGCACGGAAATTTCTTGAAATGGGATTTACTCGCTCCCGTAGGTATGCAAATCATTCTAGTGGAAAAAAGTACGCTAAAGATGGTTCCATTAGACCCCAATCGCCAGATGCATTACACTGTGAAAAAGCAAGGTCTGCTAAAGTTTTTAAAAAAATTAGAGACAAAGTAGCAAAAGATGAAAAGTATGTTATAATGAGAAAAAAATGGAGATCCCAAGAATGATTTTTTTATCATGTCCACCAGTATATACTTTACCAGGTACATGGACTAAATGTAATGCAATCATACCGCATTACAATGCTGATCCTAATGCTACATTCGGTATCTCTATATTAATTATTCTGATATTGTTATCGGGATATGGTGTGTATAGAGCATTCTTTAATAACAAAGAACTTACTGATCAATGGGATGATCATGATGATTAAGCTCTGGAGGATATGGAAGTATGCGTTGGGTTCTTTCTCTGATGAGAAGACGAAGAGGTATGATAATTCTGTTGTCCTTGTACGATCTTTCATCTTTCTTTCTTATTTTATTACTAATCTTTTTATTATTAGCGGAGTAATCCGTCATTGGAATTAATTATGAAAAACTTTATATGGGTTGAAAAATACAGACCCCAAACAATTGAAGAATGTATTCTTCCAGAATATATAAAAAAAACCTTTAAGGATTTTCTAGATGTTGGTGAGATGCCAAATATATTACTTTATGGGCCTTCTGGTATTGGTAAGACCACAGTAGCAAAAGCACTTTGTAAAGAATTGAATATTGATTATTTTGTAATCAATGGATCAGATGAAGGTAGGTTTTTAGATACAGTTAGAAATACTGCAAAGAATTTTGCATCAACGGTATCTCTTACATCGGAAGCGAAGCATAAGGTCATCATCATTGATGAGGCAGATAATACCACTCATGATGTTCAATTATTATTAAGAGCATTTACAGAAGAATTTGCAAGTAATTGTAGATTTATTTTTACTTGTAATTTTAAGAATAGGATAATCAAACCTCTCCAATCGAGATGTTCTGTGGTTGAGTTTGCTATCAAAGGTAAAGAGAAACAAAAATTAGCAGGAGAATTTTTTAAGAGAGTTATTTCCATTTTAGAAATGGAAAATATCAAATATGATAAGAAAGTATTAGCAGAATTAATCAATAAACATTTTCCAGATTGGAGAAGGGTTCTTAATGAATGTCAAAGATATTCAATTAGTGGTGAAATAGATAGTGGTATACTTGCAACAATTAAGGAGATAAATGTAAATGATCTCATTAAAGGTCTCAAAGAAAAAAACTTTTCCGAAGTTCGTAAATGGGTTGTCAGTAACTTGGACAATGATCCTGATAAGTTATTGCGTGATATTTACGATGTTCTTCTCAATGCCCTTGAAGGGCCTGGCATTGCTGCTGCTGTCCTCATCATTGCTCGTTACCAGTATCAAATTGCCTTTGTCGCAGATCAAGAAATCAATATCCTCGCTGCTCTCACGGAAATAATGGTGGAGTGTGAGTTCAAATGAAAGTAATTGATAAAGTTCCACCAGCAGTTGCAATAGATTTAGCGAATGAATTTATTTCTTACTTTGGAAGATTTGAAACTATTGAGGATTATATTCGTATTACTAAAGAGGCAGCAGTTCAACAGGCAGGAAGATCTATTTACTCTATAAAAGATAGATTTTTTAATGGAGATATACATCCAGAGGAAATGGAGTTTGATATTAAATTTGTAGGAGATAGGTTTACTAACAATTCTACAAATGTAATTAGTCAACAAACCTATCATGACTATCTTACTGCAACATCATCTGCGATTATTGAAAAAAATATTCCTGGTAGAGAATTACGTTGGATAGTGTTTGAAAAAAATAGTAAAACAATACTTGGTTTTATCAGATTTGGATCACCCACAATTAATTCCAAACCTAGAAATGAATGGTTAGGTAAAGCACCTGATCTTTCTATTTTCAATCGTCATGCTGTAATGGGATTTGCAATTGTCCCATCTCAACCTTTTGGGTTTAATTATCTTGGTGGTAAGTTGCTTGCATTAATGTGTGTTTCTCATTTTGCAAGAGAATCTTTAAATAAAGTTTTTGATAAAGAAATTGCTTTTTTTGAAACTACTTCATTATACGGATCCACTACATCTGCATCTCAGTATGATGGTCTTAAACCATTCATAAGATACAAGGGATTAACCGATAGTAAATTTCTTCCATTACTTCATGATGATGCTTTTCATAGTCTTCATAAGATTTTTATTCATTGGAATAATGGAGAACCTCTTACCGAGAATAGAGCTTCATCTAAAAAGTTGAAGAGACAAACTAAGATGATTTCTATAATTAAAAATTCTTTGGAAGATGAAAATAAACTCAAAGAGTTTAATAATGTAATTAATCATGCCTTTACTCTTACACAAAGAAAAAGATCATATACTTCTGATTATGGATACGGTAATGTTCGTGAAGTTATTCTTGGTGAACAAGATAAATTGATTCGTGGACAGAATTGGGATAAGTTTTATCTTGAAAATATTATTAAGTGGTGGAAGAAAAAAGCAGGTAAAAGATATGAGAAGTTAAAGTCTGAGGGTAGGTTTAGAACTGAGGTCGAACTCTGGACAGAAGATAATGATATTCAAATTATAAGATGACTACTTTTGAAATTATATTCATACCTATTATATTTTTAGAAGAGTTTGTAAAAAGAACATTAGTTGGAATATTTAAACTCTTTGTTAAATTTGAAAATTGGAACTTTAATCGCAAATTACCAAAATGACTTTTGAATTGAAAGACTGGTTGAACTCAATCAACCTCAACAAAAAAAATCTTTTTGAAGAAGATCCAGATGCTAAGTATCCTGCATATGTTATTAATCGTTGTATGTCAGGACATATAGACACAGTTTTACTTGCAAATGAAATGAATCTTAATCATCATCTAGATAGTGAGATGCAATATTCGTTTTATCTAAATAGTGTGAGGAAGCGAAAGAGGTTCTCTCCTTGGCTCCGCAAAGATGAGATTAAAGATCTTGATTTGGTGAAACGTTATTATGGATATAGTAACGAAAAGGCAAAGCAAGCCCTAAGAATCCTAACCAAAGAACAACTTAATTTTATAAAATCGAAATTTGAAACTGGAGGAACAAAATGATTGCAGAGCCCGAGGTCAAGTGGTCATCTGACCAAATGATAGAAGTTACATTAAATGAACCTGATGATTTCTTAAAGGTAAGAGAGACTCTAACAAGAATTGGGGTAGCATCCCGAAAAGAGAAAAAGATATATCAATCCTGTCATATTCTTCATAAACAGGGAAGATACTTTATTGTACACTTTAAAGAACTATTTGCATTAGATGGCAAACATGCTAATCTAACTCAGAATGATGTTCAAAGAAGAAATAGAATTATTCAGTTATTATCTGATTGGGGATTGATAACAGTTTTAAATTCAAATAATATTACTGACATTGCTCCTTTAAATCAAATTAAAGTGTTAGCATATAAAGAAAAAAATGACTGGATACTGGAAACAAAGTATAATATAGGTAAGAAGAAAAAGGTCGAAGAGACCACCTAATAACTCATGAGTAATCTTTATAATGGCATTTCAGAACGTTTATACTATACTTTAGGAAAACGTCCTGACACTGCTTCATCGCATGATATCTACATGGCATTATGTTATGCGGTAAGAGATCAAATGATGTCTTACTACCTTACTGCCGAAAAGAAACCTAAGAAAGAAGTAGCATATCTATCAGCAGAATTTTTAATTGGGCCTCAACTTGGTAATAATCTTTTTAACTTAGGAATTAAAAAAGAAGCAGAGGAAGCTGTATCTGAATTTGATCTAACATTAGATCAAGTTTTAGAAAAAGCAGAAGAACCTGGTTTGGGAAATGGAGGTTTAGGTCGTCTTGCTGCATGTTATATGGAGTCTTTGTCAACTCTAAAAATCCCTGCAACTGGATATGGTATTAGATATAAGTATGGTATATTCAAACAACAAATAAAAGATAATCAACAGATAGAAGTTACAGACAATTGGTTACATGGTGATTGGCCATGGGAACTTTGTTATTCAGATGAATCGGTTACTG